AAAGAGCTTTTTGGAGACTTATAACTACCGTGTCTTCTTACTTTTCATGAAAAGACTTGGACTATTACTTACAATGACTTTCGTAGAACAGACTGAGCACGTTTTTGAGGCTGTGAGGAATAAGTCTCGCGCGCTGATAAACACGCGGTTGTCTGAGATCTGGAACATGACTTTCCCTGAGATACGTCTCGTTGAGCGTAAACCATGGGAGTCGGTTAGTTCAACTGGAGATGAGTCAGTTTTGCATCAGTTTTGCATGAGTGCATGCTTCGTGATCATTGCTTTATTTGTATTGCCTGTGATCTGTTGCATTGTGCGTTCGGTCGGAGCCGTTGCATGGGATCACTTGTGTTCCTTTGCTTTGGTGATGGTCGAATTGGTGAAGTGGATGCTGCGTGTCACTGTGGCTGTTACCACAGTGATTATGCTTGTGGTTCGCCTTGTGTGGGCCTGGTGGTACAACGACTTGTATAGTTGCATGATTGCAACTTTCCTTGTCGCGGTCGTCTCAATCTACCTCCTTTGGAGATTGTTTGAGGCGGACAGTGCCCAGATCTACTCAGGTTTTGAATCCATCAAGGGCGGCACCAACGCACCATTCAGGATTGAAGAACTGAGCATCATGCCTCTAGGGTCTTCGGACTTCGAGGCAAGTTCACCATCTTCCAGTGTGGTACAGGTCGGATTTCAGCGTGGTTTCGGATTGAACCGTGCTTTTGTTACGGTTGGCAACGCGATCTATTTTCGTGAACTCGACGGGAAACACTATTTCTCCGTCCCCACTCACGTGATCACGGCCTTGAGTAGCGTGACCAGTGCAGTGCCTCTGTTGAAAAGAGGGACGACAGTCATTGCAGTGGAGAGAATATGTACACTCGGGTTGCAACATCTTGCAGAGTTTACAGTCTTGGTAGCAGGGCAACGAGCCCGTGGTATGGCCTCCTTGGCTAGGGTTGGCCACGTTGATCGGCGTGATGCGTGTCCAGTTGTGGTTCACGCACACACTGACAGTGGCAGTGCCTTGTCTAAGGGGCAATTACTACCAGCTACAGGGATGGGTTCTAGCGGTGTTCATGTTTTCCACCACACGGCAAGCACCGACAAGGGTTGGTCTGGTGGTTTGGTGACGATGGACGGAAAAGCCATTGGTCAACACGTTGGTTGGGTCAGTGCTAAGGACCCCTATCATGGGGAGTCCAAAGCAAATGTTGCCTTCAACTTGGCGTATTTATACGCCATTGTTGATTGGAAACTACGACCTGCCGGCGATAGATCTGGCTTGGAAGCCGACTCGTTCACTAGTCCACTGATTGACCGGTTGGTTGCCGACTACGAAACAGACGACAGGAACGACTGGTACGTCGAGGAGTTGGTATCGCCCAACCTCGACGTGACCTATATCGTTTTCAATCGACGTTCCGGAAAGGTTTCCCGTTATGAACGGGATGATCTGTCCAGTGATAAGAGCTCAATGATTCGGCGTTACATTGCAGGCAGCGGAACGGAGAATGCAGAATTTCAGGATGCGTCCTCCGAGATGACCACTGCCTGTGAGGAGTATGTTGACAAGGAGTACCGGAGATTGGTTCGTGAGATTGACGAGTTGATGGGTTCCTACATGAGGAACAATGGAGTTGATGCAGCGATGGATGTGATGCGTGAGATCACCTACTTGGCCAAAGCACAGAGTACGTACATTCAGACTCTGTGTGACAATCTGAGGACGCCTAACCGTGGCATGGAGGCTTTGCCTGTTGTGCCAGTGGATTATGGTAACCTGAGGACAATGATGGTGTTGGTTGAGCAGTATGCGGACATCCAGCGGCAGTTGGGTAGCATGGCTGCAACGGAGCAGCTGGCAGCCGGCGAGATTCGTGCTCGTGTGGCTGCTGGTGAACCAAAGGAGCAAGTGGCTCGTGACCAGATGAAGATCATCGCCAATATGCGTGCAATCAATGCCGCCATTGAGCTGTGCCCTAATATTGGGCGTGAGCTAACTATGCTCGCGCGCAATCAGGCGCAGCTCTCGGCGGATGAAGTCACGTCGCGGAACAGTATGGACCGCGTTCGCAGGAAGTTGCGTAATGAGGGCTATGATCCGGCTGCTGATCCCGCCACGATTGATGCAGTGATTGCCCAGCGGCAAGCACTGCTCAATGCCCAGCAGGCCGCAAAGGCAATTCCATTGCGCCCTGAGGCGCCACTGGTTATTCCAGTGGCGGCGCAGGGACCCGAGAGTCTGACCTTGGATTACTACAGGCGCAAGTCCCAGGAAGGTACTAACCTGACTGGGTTCAACGTGTATTTCGATCCGTTGAAGGTGGACGAGGAAGAAGTGATTCGTCAAATCCGCGACATCAAGCAGTCTGCGGTCTCTTTTTTAGTCCCACGACCCGCTTCCAGCGGGTTGAACTCGGAAGTCTTGAAGCCCAAGGTTGCACAGACCATGCCGGCGAGTGCTTCCTTGAGTTCAGTGACCCAGTCAACGAGCGCCGAGGAAACAACGAAGTCCCCGACTACGTTGCCGAATTATTCCCAATGCCAGAAGGCTGGCAGCGACCCCCGAAAGGCAAGTATGCCCGAGACGCAATGCTTGGGAGCCTTGAATGGCACCTTGAGCAGAACCAACGGGCTAGAAGCCAATGTCAATCAGTGCCTACCAGTGCACTATCCGACATTGGAGGCAGAGTCGCAGCAACTTATTGCAAACAGCAAGAGTTGTGTCGAAACCTGTGCCAGCAAGGGTGTTGGTTGCAGTCAGCCTCAGGCGAGCCAATCGCCGTTAGAAAAGGTTCGCGTGGATCTCAGCGAGATGGCGCGCAACATCAACCGGTTGGCCAATCCTTCTTCAGCTCCGAAGCTGAAGATGGGTGTGATGAGGGAGTTCTTCAGTTCCTTGGCTTCACAGGAAGTGGACAGCGAATTGGACCAGATCAAAGGTTTGCAGAAATCAATGGAGCAATTGCATGCGAAATTGAACACCATGAGTGCTGCAAAACCGAAACGGAGGAACGCGAGTGTTGTCAGCAAGTAGAGGCAGGCCGTGCGTTGGATACCGAACGGGTTACCAGGTTGGACGACTATTCTTTGGGATTTAGGTCATTGGTTTCTGATGTCGCTAGGTCCTGGGGGGCCAGCGGTGTTGATGATGCTGGGGTGGCTGCCACGATTGATGAAATTGTGGCTACTTACCCTTGCCTAAGAGATGCTGCAGTTTTTGGTCGCTTTCTGGGTAGCCGGTTTGGGAATGAACGAGTGCTAAACCCTCTCTCTACGCCAGGTGTGGAATGGCGTTTATTTGGTGCGGACAATCAAACAGTTTTCGGCTATGATGCATTCTTCGGTGAATACAATGGGGTACACGTAGAAGATCTGCGCTGTGCAGTCATTGAAAAGATTTTGCGGTTGATAGATGGACCACATCTCGACCGCATTCACACTTTCCTGAAGGATGAGCCACACAAGCCGGAAAAGGTGGCTGAGGGACGCTGGCGGATAATATCCGGCGTCTCAGCTACCGACCAGATAGCATGTCACTTGCTCATGGGTGAGGTTTTGTCCTCATTCAGTGCAACCCCATTGACGTCTGGGACGGCAATCGGTTGGAATGTGATGATGCATGGTGGACTCAGTTCAATCTTTTCTTTGTTGCCATTCGGTGAGACAGGGAAACTTGTCTCTGCTGATAGGAAGAGTTGGGATTGGACTGTGCAAAAATTGGCCGTTGTTTTATTTACGGCCTTTGCTCTTCTGCTGTTGGATTACAAAACACAGTGGGAAAGAAAAGCCATCGTCAATCACATTTGTTCAATCTTTGCGATTCGTCGCTTTGATTGTCAAGGCCGGGTTGTTCGTTTTGACAACTTTGGGGTATTGTTGTCTGGTTGGAAGTTTACTGCCTTGTTCAATTCTGTTGTACAACATCTGTACCACATGCTTGCCTGTTCCATGCTTAGTTTGAACGGACGACTACCACTCTCGATGGGAGATGATACAGTTCAAGAGGAAATGCCGCAATCATATTGGGACCATTTGGCCACTTTTGGGGTCATCTTGAAGCCCACGGAAACCTTCGATGAGGGTTTTGAGTTTTGCGGCGCTCACTTCAAAGTGAATTCCTTTTCTCCAGTTTATCTTCCTAAACATGCCTACAACTTACGCGATGTGAGTCCTGAGAACTTACCAGCTTTGCTCATATCATATCGCTATTTGTACATGTTTGATGAGCGCAGATTCAACGCTCTCAACAGATGGGCTTGCGAGATGGGCTTCGACAGTCTTGACCGCTCCGAGTTAATCTTTAAGGTTCTCGGGGTGAGCGAGATGTCTGAGGTCATGGTGTAGTCTGTTCGGACGGTCAAACTTGTGCCAGGGAG